CCCACCAGCGAACTGGCAGGCTTTTGTTAATGAAGAGCATTAGATAATAATAAAATTACATAATGCCATAAATAATAGGAAGTTTGAAATATAGTCAATTTCACAACTGGCTATATTTTTATTTATGAATTTAAATTTAAAACAAGAATTAGTATATTGAATGTCCAATATATATCCTACATAACGTTATTAATTATAAATTATAAAAAGTTTTATATTTTTCCAATTAAAATGCAGTCGCAACCGCAAATTTTACAGTATGGGTAATTTTCCATAGAATATATTATTACAATTTCTATTCGTACATTTGTATTTTGACATATGATGTTTATAATAATATACGATTTTACCAGTTACTTTCTTCTACAACTTTTCGTCCATTGAATGAACTTGTTTTGATAATTTTCACTTTATCAGTACTTTTCTTATCTAATATAATTTGTACAACTGAATTAAAATTGTCAAATATGAATGTTGTTATGCCATTAATTATTACTTTATATTCCATAATATTGTTTTTCTTTATATATTTAAGTAAATAAAAAAATAAATCTCATACAAACGAAGCTAGGCGCAAGCCTTAGAACACTAAGTGAAAACAAAAAACATAATATATCTTTCTTTTGTTCAAGTTTAACTGTTAAAGTTTAATTGGTTAAACATTCTTTTGTTTCAGTTCGTTTCACTCCCGAAACCCACTAATGGAATTTGTTATACGGCACACGCCGATAAATGTATATAAATTTTACAAAAAAAGTTTAACGTATATTTATATTATGAAGAAATTAATTTTAACATTCATTTTAGCCGTTTTAACGTCGTTTTACCCTTTGTCGATAGATAGTACAAAAATATCAATATCATCGCTCAAATCAATCGAAACACATCAAATCAATTATACAGATTATATTGGAAAACCATATCAATATCATATTTTTGATTGTTCTGCATTTATTACTATATTACTAAAAATTCCTGAAAGATTATCTGCAAAAGATTTATATAGTAAATACCATAAACAATATCCACAACTTTTATTTTTCAAAATTGATTCATTAAATAATCATATAGCATTAGAAATCAACGATTCAACTATTATACATAATACGAAATCCAAAGGAGTTAATATTTTATCAAAAAAAGATGCAGAATTTATCAAATATTGGAAAAACTATTTGTATAATTAGATATATAAATAAAAAGAAATACTTATGAAATCCGATTATTATAAAGAAATAGAGATTAACTTTTTGAAACATTATTTTAAAAATGCTGATATGACTAAATCTAGATTCGATCCAGCTGATTTTATTTTATATTTACCTAATGATGTAACTATAGTAGGTGAATTAAAATTTAGACATCAATCTTTAAATAGTTATAGAAATGAAAAGTTTATGGAAGTTAAAAAATATAAACTATTAAAAGATAAAAATGCAAGCAATATTTTATATATTAATTTGTTTGAAGATTCTAATGATTTTTGTGTATGGAAATTAAATGAACTAGATATAGAAAACAGAAAAATACATAATAGAAAAATGAAAAAAACAACAGCATCAGATTTTAACTATTCTAATATAGATGAATATAAAGATGTATATTATTTATCAGTAGATGAAGCAAAAGCTGTAAAATCATATGATATAAAAAAATTAACCAAATAATGACAATAGTAGATGAATTATACATAAATTATATAAATACAAATAAAGAATCATACTTTACAGAATTTACACAACATATTACATTAATATTAAAGTCTAAATTTTTAAATAATAATTTCTTTGAAGAGGGTAAATGTCATCAATTCGAAGATATTTTACAAGAAACATTAATGTTACTATTTTTGAAAAAAAATAGTTTCGATATTAATAAAGGAAGTGTAACAACATTCGCATATACAATATTTAACAGAGCAATAATATCAGAATTAAGAAAAAAGAACAAAATTAACGATTCTTCTATCTTTTTACGAGTTTTTGACGATTTTTCTGACAAATATTAACTTTTGCGTATATTATTATATGATTCCATCCGTTTTTATTAATGTAGCTTAATTCGGCAAAGCATATATTTTAATAGATGATAGTTCGAATCTATCCATTAATACTATATTTAATATCGTCTATTAATTGTAATTGATTAATATATAGATAGTTAAAAAAAATAAACTAAACAATAAATGGCAAAAGCAAAAGCAACATCAGAAATAACAGGTAAAGAATTAACATCAGGTTTAAGCGTCGAGAAACAAGAAGAGCTTGTTTCTGCGTTTTTTGAATGTGATTTTAATATTACTAAAGCCTGTGCAAAAGTAGGAATATCTAGAAATTCATTTTATTATACATTAAGATGGAATCCAGCATTTCAAGAAAGAATTGTATGGGGTGAAAAATTCCTAGGTAGCATTGTAACAAATGGAATATTAGAAGGTTTAATAGATCCAAATTTAACAGTTAGAGTAAAATTCTTAGAATTATTATCTAAAAATGGCATTTTAGCTAAATTAATGGGAATGGAATCAGATAAACAAGAAATCAATTTAGTATTTGACAAAAACTCTATACAATTGAAATAATGATTGAAATTACTGGGCTACATAATAAACAGAAAGAAATTGGTAATAGTATATTAAATTCTACTGCTAAGTTCCACTCTATCAATGCTTCACGTCAGAGTGGCAAGACGCATTTATTATCTAGACTGGCAGTTTATTTAGGTTTAACAATTGTAGACAAGTTTATATTAATAGCAAGTCCATCATATGATCAAGTTGAAATTATATTTGAAAATATAATGAAGATTGAAAATATAGAAAAAGTAATTAGACATAAACGATCTAGTAAACCATATGAAATTACTCTTATCAGTGGAACTAAATTAAAATTTAAAACTGCTGATAAGCCAGATAATTTAAGAGGTGGTACTAATCAATATGTATTATTTGACGAGTATGCATATATGCATCCAACAGTAATGGCAAAAGTTAGACCATCAACATCTAGGAAAGGAACAAAGATAATATGTTGTTCTACTCCATATGGAAGATCTAATCATTTCCATTCATTATACGAATTGGGAAAAGATCCAAATGAATTATGGTATGAATCATATGATATGCATTATACTGATAATCCAGAATATGACCAACAAGAAGTAGAAGATGCATTTTTGAAATTACCAAAGTCATTCTATGACCAAGAATATGAATGTGCTTTTATTTCAGATGCTGGTGATGTTTTTACTGGTATGGATTTAGTTTCAATAATAGAAAATTATAACAACATAGAGAAAACTCAACGTTGTTATGCTGGTATTGACTGGGGTAAGACAAACGATTCATCTGTATTAACAATCATAAATCAACATAGAGAAGTAATGTTTATAGGAGCATATAAAGGTGACTGGGAAAAACAATGTCTACAAATGCAAACTCCATTAAATGCGTATAAACCAATACTTTATGCTGAATCTAATGGAGTTGGAGATGGTGCAATATCTGTATTAAGGAGATATTATAATAATATAAGAAAAGAATTTATAACATCTAATACTACTAAACGAGAAATAATTGAAGGATTAAAAAAGGATATTATTTTATGTAATATTAAATTGCCATCAATTAAATTATGTCCCGAATTACATAATGAATTAGGAGATTATACATTCAGCTTAACGACATCTGGAAATATAACATATCATCATAGAAATGGTGGACACGACGATTATGTGGATAGTTTAGCTATGGCAAATCAAGCTTATACAGATAATAATAAGGCATTTACAGCAATATTTAAACCAAATAATTCAATACATAACTAAAAAAATAATATAAATATGATATTTATAAAAGCAGATGAATTAAGAGTTGGAAAATTCCAATCTTTAATTAATGATATTTCGGAAGATGATAATACTATATTATCTAAAATAGAAGGACGAGTAATAGGAATGATAAAAGGTTATACAAGAGGACGTTTTGACATTGATTATATGCTTACAAAGACTGATGAAAACAGAGATGAATTGTTATTAGGTTTAATAACAGATTATATGATTTATCATTTATGGAAACGTACAAATGCAAACGAAATACCTTCAAATATTCGAGAAACATATGATGAAAATACCGTATATTTAGAGAAAGTAGCAAAAGGTACTATTTCTCCAGATTGGACACCATTAGATAGGAATGTACAACAAAGTACTATGATTATCGGTAGTTCAACATCAAAATTTAACAATATAGATTATTAATATGAGAAAGAAAAAATATAATACAAATATTGAACTTGCTAAACAAGATTCAAATATAAAAGAATTTAAACCATCGAGTGCTTCATTGTTAAATTCTATTAAACGAGAAGACCATTTTATTACTAAAAATACATTGAGAGATGTAAATTATGCTATTGCAGATGCAGAATTAATTGATACTCCTAATAGATTAAGATTATTAGAATTATATCACGATATTATAAGAAAAGATGCACATTTAAAATCTGTAATTAAAACTAGAAAAGAACGTATAAGAGGATTAGATTTCTCAATTGTTAAAAAATCTAATGGTAAAATAGACGAAACCACAACAGCATTTTTCAAACAACGCTGGTTTAGTAAATTCTTATCATATGTTATTGATGCAATGTTTTATGGTAATTCATTAATAGAAATATTAAATGATAAAGGTAATGTTGTTATAAATTTAATACCTAGAGAAAACGTAATACCAGAATTTACAGAAATAAAAGAGAATCCATATTCTTTATATGGAGATAAGAATTATTCATTGCCTATATATGCAAAAAATTTGGTAGATGTAAATAATGAAAATGATTCACGTAATCTAGGAGAATTTTTATCAATTGTTAGTAACATATTAATGAAATATGAAGTAGCTTTAAATTGGTCTCAATATATCGAGAAATTTGCACAACCATTAACAGTTGCAACTACCGACACATCAGACCCAATTGAAATGCAAGCAATTTATAGATTACTTGCAGATATGAATCGTTCTGGAATTTTAGTTAAAAATAGTGGAACATTAATAGAATATCCAGAAGCTTCTGGTAAAGGTTCAAGTAATGATTTATATAAAGCATTCGAACAGTATATTGACGAACAAACATCTAAATGTATTTTAGGTGGTACTATGACAACAGATAATGGAAGTTCTAGATCTCAAGCAGAAGTTCACGAAAGAGCATCATTTATTTATACTAAAGCTGATAAAATGTTCATTGAAGATATTGTAAATAATGATTTAATACCATTATTAAGAAATAAAAATATGATTACATCTAAAGAAATAGTTTATAGAATTGAAGAACCAGAAATTCAAACAACTCAAGAGAAATTACAAATAGACCAATTCTTAATTGATAATTTTAAAATTAAAAATGTAGATTATTTTAGTAAACGATGGGGAACAGATGTAGAATATAATGAGGAAGTAACAATTGAACCTAAAATAGATGATTCAAAAAAAGATGATATGATATAATGGCAATGTCAATGAGATTAAGCATTACTGGAATACCTAGATTAAGAAGAGAAGTTCAAGAAGTCTTTGATAATGAATTACCAAAAATTATGGGCGATGAATATAAAGAAATGATTATTGAGAATCTAGAACCATCTAAAAAAACTGGAGCATTGAGTAGATCTTGGGATGTTAGAACTGGTCGTAATAAAGCAATTATATCATCAGATTTACCATATGCATATATTCAAAATTATGGAGGTAAAATAACAATTACCGAATCAATGAGAAGTAAAATGTGGGCTTTATATTATGAAACTGGCATAGAGATGTATAAATTTATAGCACTGGCTAGAAAACCATTTGTTAAAATTCCAGCAAAGAGATTTATTAAATTAGATAACAGAGAATATGAATCTAGATTAGAAGAAAAATTAAATCAATTATTAGCAAGAATATGATAGGATTATTAGGTTATATATACAAATTCTTCGAGTATAATATAATGAAAAATGTAGAAGAAATCAAATCGGTTGACTTATATTTCAATCAGTTTGAAACTCAGGATAATGGAGAATCTGATCCAAGAGCAAATCCTAGAGTATTAGTTGAAGTTATGGAATTTATACCATTGCAAGGTGCTATTAATAGTAATATACAAATGTGGACTAGTGAAATAGTATTGCATATTGGTATTGATATTATAAATACATTCTATTCTAAATCTGAATTGCAAGATAAAAACCTAGCATATTTAACAACATTAGATAATATTTATAATGCACTTTCATCTGAATCATCATATGATTTACCAGAAGAAATATACAATTCAAACTATAGAATTTATAGTATTGAAAGAGCTAAAGTTAAATTTGCAACAAATGAAGGTTCAACTAAAGTTAGTGAAATATCATTTATGTGTATAATAGAAGATTTATCTAGATATAATCCTATGATAACAAATAATGTTGAACTTGTTGAAACTAATTTAACATTCGTAAAAAATATACCTTAATTATGGCAAGAATAGATTTTATGTCAGATCCTATTACACACGATTTGATAATCGAAAATGGAGATTTTAAATTAGGAGATAATACATCATTTCAAGTTGATGTTATATTAAATGCATCTCCTGGACAGATAAGAAGACATCCTCAATTGGGAGTAAATTTGGAATCATACTTAGGTTCTGATGAAGATATTGATGTACTAGATAATATTATAGAAGAGCAATTAGCAATTGATAATTTTGTAGTAGTTAATATAGATACAGAAATATCAAATGGAACAATAACATCAAATATACAAGTAAAATAATATGTATAATCCAGAAATTAAAAAGAGAAATCAAAGCATATATGATTATATACTAACTAATTATGGAACATTAGAATATCTATATAAATTTATATCAGATAATAATATAACAGATTTTGATACAGATTTTTATGATTATAGTACTAAAACATTTATAATAGATAAAACTATTAAGAATTTGGTATTAAATTCATACAGAAAAAATCAAAAATATATAGAAACATATAAAAAATAAAATAATATGACATTACAAGACGTAATAAATAATATTAATGATAAAATAAAAGCAAATGGTGTAAAAGCTATTACTGGTGAAATATTAAATGATATTTTAATTGATATGCTTACTGTTTTAAATGCATTAGATATTTATACATATGTTCAACCAACACAACCAACATTAGATATACTAGGTTCTATATGGTTTAATTCAACTAACAATAAAATCTATCGTTATAATGGTACTGTTTGGGCATTATTCGAAATTGCAAGTATAATTCAAACTTATATTGAAACCGTTACTGGAACTAAGTTAGAAACTGGTTTAACCGAAACAGTTAATACTGGTGATATGCGTGTTACTGGTGACTTAGATGTTCAAGGTAATACTAATATTGCTACTTTATCAACAGACCATATAGACTTTAATACTACACACGTAGAAGATTATGCAGAAGGACATTTGTTTTATGACAACGTAAAGAAAGCATTATCATATTATAACGATAATGACCAAATGGTTATAAACATTGGACAAGAAAATGTTATCAGAGTTTATAATAATACAGCAGTACCTATTGCAAATGGTAAAGTAGTTGCACCAAACGGAACTTTTAGTGGTTTTCCTACTGTGCAATTAGCTAATGCAAGACAAAAAGCATATTCTCGTTTAGTTGGTTTAACTACAACTACCATACAAGCATATAGTTATGGTTATGTTTGTAAATTTGGATCTGTTTCAGATGTTGATACATCTGCTTTAACTGCTAATTCTTATGTTTATTTATCTGATATAACACCAGGTGAATTAACAATGGATAGACCTTTAGATGGTGCTTATCCAGTTATAATTGGTGTTGCATCTGAAATTGGTGTAAATGGTAGAATGGTAGTTGATATAGTAGTAGGTGATAATACTGTTGAAGTAAATGATACAAATGGTTTCCCAACTGACCAACGCGTTAATACATCATTAGCAGTTGTTAATAACACCAGAACATTTACAATTAGCTCTAGTTCATATCCATTTCATTATTATGTATTAGGTGAGAAGTATGAACAG